AGGTGACATCTTCGATTTTATCGACGGTGACTGGGATCTAGCTATCTTTCATCCACCTTGTACAGATCTCGCAATAAGTGGGGCTGCTTGGTTTCCTGAAAAGATTAAGGACGGGAGACAGCAAAGAGCTATTGAGTTTGTTGAACGTCTCTATAAATGCGACATACCACGTATTTGTATTGAGAATCCTGTAGGTGTACTCAGTACCAAATCAAGGTTAGGTAAGCCTACTCAATATGTTCAGCCTTATGAGTATGGACATTATGAGACTAAGAAAACAGGCTTATGGTTACGCGGTCTTGATCCACTCAAGCCAACAGATATTAAGGACTTGACTGGCTTACCTAAGAAGGTAACTCAAAGACTTCATTACTTACCACCTTCACCCGATAGATGGAAGATTAGATCTACTACCTATCAAGGTATAGCTGATGCAATGGCTAGCCAATGGGGTTAATTAATTAGTGGCATTAAAAGAAACCTTACGCTAACTAGGGCGAGGTCAATGCGAAATTCTTTTATATAAGCCCACTAATTCTTTATACATAACAACTCATTTCCACACTCATCAAGCAGGGACGCACCTGATCATGGGGTTGGTGTGACCAGGAATATTCCAGGTTTTTTTTTATTTTTTTTATTTGTCCAAGGACTCAAGGACTCAAGGACATAACCAAGGATGTAAGGACATAAGGACGGGTTCGACTCCCTCCCATCCAATTGCCCACGCAATGAGCGGGGCTTTACTGACTAATGTTTTACAACACTATCAATGAAGTATCCAGTGTATTGGTTACTTCTCATACAAATACAAGGACACAGGAAGCAATTATTCTTGACTGTTTTAAATCAGCTAAAGAACCTTTAAGTCCTTCAATGGTTCACTTTTTAACCAAGCTTAAGTGTCCCATTACTTCTATTAGAAGAGCTATGACTGATCTAGTTAATGCAAAGAAACTTGTAAAAACTGATTTATACACCATAGGAAAGTTTGGTAAGAAAGAACACTTATGGGAGGCAGTATGAACCAAGCACAATTTGTAGATGAGTTAATGAGTTTTCTATTTGGTTATGACTATGAGTATTTAACTGATGAAGACTGCTCTTACGAGTTAGCTCTATCAATGATTAAGGAAAAATATGGAGCATTAAAAACAGTTAATGAGCCTGAATTATTTCCTGTAACAAATTCAATTCTTTATAAAGAAAGGAGGCAAGGACAACTATGACTATATATTCATCAGATACTCAACAATCCCTGTTATACCAATTAAACCAAGCTGTATATCTTTCTACTGAATGGTGGAGAATCAAGGAGATTTTAGAGAATTATGTTAGTCCCAAACTATATCCACAACAGTGGAAAGAGTTCTAAACGAACACTAAAACCGCAAGCAATGCGTTCTGCAAGGAAGCGAGTAAAAGCATTGCGACTACGCCTGACAGTCAGTAAACCCCCTCGAAAGAGAACAGGTATCTAACAAACTCATCGAGGCATTGTATGAACCCTTATCAAGTTGAATTTAAAGTGCTTCCGCATTGGTCGGATTGGCGTTGGCATCTTATGGAAGCTGACGATCATGAGGACGCAGCGTGGAAAGCCAAGGACTGGTGTGATACCAGGGGATTTGAGCTAATTGATGTTAAACCTATTACTGGGAGTTATCCATTATGAGAAAGAAACCTAACAGAGGACAGAAGTATTTCCCTAACAATTGCGAAGCAATAAGACGTACACCTGATAAGTACTTTACTGCAATGCCTTATGACATGTTCACCGATTGGAAGATACATGGCTATGAGATACCTGAGTCAGTCTTTTGTATTATGCGTATGAAAGATAAGAACGGTAAATATTCAGAGAAGTATTACAACACCGAAAGAGGTGCTAAGAATTGCATAGCTAAATGCATGCATGAAAACAAGGAGATATATATGTGTACCGAAGAAGGTATGTACCATTTAAAACCATCAGACTTATTAGATTTTCACAACCCATGAACGATCAAACTTATACAAGAAGATCTGCTCAATTGTTACAGCAGATACAATTACATCCACATAAGGATGAATTACTTAACATAATGTTACAACAAATGACAGACAGTAATAATACCTATACGATACCATCAGTTAAGAATTTATAGGAGCCTTTATGCAGCTTTTATCAATTGGCTCTTTCTATTTAGGTATTGAAGAGGATAAGTATTGTGACTTATCGCTCCATATAGGAAGGCTATCTATAGACTATAGTTGTCCATCAATTAAAAAATCTAATGACGAACCTAGACCCATCACGGGTGGTGACGGACTTCGAGATGGCGAAACTAGCTCAAGCAATAGAGCTGTTCCGCAAGATTGACAAGGAAATCCCTGCCCAAGTTATTGCGTGTTTTTTATATGTTGCTTCCCATAATGACTGTAACAAGATCGACATGGAGAAAGCTTTAAAGTTTTCTAGCGCATCTGGAAGCCGTAATACTGATTGGCTTAGTGAGTTTCATAGATTAAATAAAGCTGGACTTGGACTGTTAGTTAAATATCGTGATCGTACAAATCGTAGGAGACAGGTACTTCAGCTATCGTCCAAAGGTCGAGACCTCGTAAACGAACTTAGGAAAACACTTTATGGTTCACAAACAATTTAAGACACTGTATCAGTGTACTGATTATGCCTTAAAGAATAGACCCGCATGGGTTCATTCAAGGTCACCTCAGACAATTATCAATAACCTCGCATGGCCGAAGAAGGTCTGGGGAAATTGTAGTGTCGAAATGATTGACTGGATGGCTATGGACAAACTCATTAACACAATGAAGTTTCAAGGTAGATCTCCCAGTACTATCAACAAATCAATCTCAGCTGTTAAGACAGCTCTGTTGTTTTGTGCACAACGCCACCTGATTAGGGAGTTTCCCACCTGTTTTGCAGGAGCGCGTCAGTACGAGCCACAACGAACACCAGTTGTCTATACCTTTGATGAGGTAGATGCAATGGTCAAGTATGCAAGGTCATATGAATTTATGGGGAGAGATGATCTCGCCGACATCATAATAGGACTTGCTTGGACTGGTGCTAGACGTTCAGAGATGCTTAAACTTAAAGTCAAGGACATTGATCTTGACCATGGTTGGCTGTACATAGGTAGAAGTTTTCAGAACAAACCTGGAAAACTAGTTCCTGTACCAATAATGCCTAAGCTACATAAAGTTCTGGAACCTCGCATGAAGTATAAGCATAAGAATGCTCTGATCTTCGGCGATGACTGGAAAACTGTAGATACATTAGCTTATTGGTTTAGGGAAAACCGAGCACTTGCATTACCTGTAGACAAACAGTATCCATTGAAGCAGCTGCGCCATACATTCTGTAGTGCGCTGTTAATGATTGATACTCCAATAGATAGAGTATGTGACATTATGGATCACAGTTCTGTTGAAGTCACAAGGAGATACGCAAGAGCGTTAGGTAAACAAAAAAGTCGTGACTTGGTTAATCTTGCAAAGGCTTATCATTCGGGTGAGCTACAAAGAATGCAGACAGTATTAACCGAGGAAGACAGATACGCACTTCAAAGGGTCAGCTCATCAGCGGATGTGGCGACAGACCCCCAATTTCAACACGATTCGTTGTACAATAAGGACGTTTTGGCATCCGCCGATGCTCGAAAACCCTTTGCGGACGTGGCGGAATTGGTAGACGCGCACGTCTAAGGAGCGTGTGTTAAATTTGTGCAAATTTCCAGGGGATTGGGTGAGAACTCAGTCCCCTTCTTATATCTCAGCTATCCACTTGAGTAGGAGTCGGATGGCTTCGGCGGATGTCCTATATACCACACTCATCACATGCCTTTACGAGCTGAAATTGAACAGCAGGAGACATTAGAACGTGAACAAATTAGAGGCGGATTAGACAAACTAAGGAAGGATACTCTTAAAAAAGAAAAATCTGAATACGCATCTGCAACTGTTTATGGTAGTGCCTCCATTACGACATTACTACCAACATTTATTAAATATTTAGATGAAAGAAAACAAGAACGTATAAAAGCTATAAAAACTAAAGGTGTTGGTAGTCAAATTGCATTAATGCCATACCTACTAGCACTAGATACTGAATCACAAGCACTAATTGCAGCAAAACTTACATTTGATAAATTATTTTCACCAAGACGTAAGAACCAGTTAGTTATAAGCGTGACTGAAGCTATTGGTCATGCTTTAGAAGCTGAATGTCAAATGCAATATTACGAGCAAGTAGCACCACCTTTATTTGCAGTCCTAAAAGAAAATTATTGGCATCAAGCTAAAGGTACTGAATATAAACGTAAATCCATGCAAACCATAATGAACAAATATGATATTGTTCCTTGGAAATCCTGGAATAGCGTGAAAAGGGTACAACTTGGAGGATTTTTATTAGAGTGTTTGCAGGAATCATCAGGCTGGTTTACGGATGTTGTCATACAAGGTAGAAAGAAAACTACTTACGTAACAATTACAGAACATTTTTTAAAACATAAAGAAGCAATAGTAAGACTTACAGAATTGTTTAGTCCATTATCAAAACCAATGTTAATTGAACCAAGAGATTGGTCTACATTACATGATGGTGGTTACTACTTAAATGAGTTAACAAAATGCCATGAAATGGTAAGAAGGGGTGAACTGTTATCTATACAGGGGAAAACTACCTATCAATTTTTAAACAAAATTCAGAAGGTTAAATACCGACTCAATGACTTCATAATTGAAGTAGCTAAAGAGTTAGAAGAGAGAGAAGTTGAAGTAGGTAAGTTTCGTCCTGTAATTAATCATCCAATACCTCCAAAACCAGCTGACTTTGATACTAATAAAGATAGTAAGAAGCAATGGAAGAGAGAAGCTGCGATAGCACATAATAAAAACCATAACGAATGGAGAATATCTTGTAGAACTAGGATGACAATGAATTGTGTCAGAGAGTTTGAAGGTAAAGACTTCTATATACCTTGGAGTTTCGACTACAGGGGTAGAGCATACCCTATACCTAGTTTTCTTACTCCTCAAGACACAGACTTTGGAAAAAGTTTACTGAGGTTTAGTGAGGAGTCAGAGATAACTGAAGACGGTAAGAAGTGGTTGGCTTTTCAAGTAGCTACTACTTATGGTCTAGATAAAGCAACCATGGATGAGCGGTTGGCTTGGGTGTCTATTGAAGAAAATAGACAAAGAATAATTAGAGTAGCCAGAGATCCAATCAACAACATAGGAGATTGGGAAACAGCTGATGAACCATGGCAGTTTCTTGCTGCATGTCACGAATACTATTCTGTTGTCATAGCTGGGAAGAAAACTACTGGTCTTCCAGTGGCAACAGATGCGACCTGTTCTGGAATCCAAATTTTGGCAGGGCTCTGTCGATGCAAGAAAACAGCAGCTATGGTAAACGTCTTACCTAGCAATAAACCTCAAGATGCATATCAAGTTATAGCCGATCAGAGTCGTCCTCACATACCTGAAAGGTTACGTCCTTACTGGGATAGGAAAAAAACCAAAAGGACAGTTATGACAATACCCTATAATGCTAAACCTTTTAGCAATAGGCAGTACATACGAGATGCTTTTAAAGATATAGATATTGAGGTTGAAAAAGAAGAACTAACTCAAATAGTTAAGGTGGTGAGAGATGCCATGGAAGCAGTCGTGCCAGGACCTATGAGGGTTATGAGATGGGTAGAATCCGAAGTAAGTAAAGCTATAAAAAATGGAGCAGAACAATTAGTTTGGGTAACACCTTCAGGATTTCGAGTTACTCAGAGATTAATGAAACGTCATTACCAACGAGTTGTACTTCAGTTGTTTGGAACTACTAATTTAAGAGTAGGGACAGATGAAGAAAAAGGAGTTGACTTATTGCATCACAAAAATGCAACAGCTCCAAACCTTATCCATTCATTAGATGCTTCACTGCTACATATTGCAGCTACTCAATTCGATGCACCAATAAGTTTGATACACGATAGTGTCTTATGCCGAGCGACTGACATGACCTATCTATCCACATTGGTACGAAACACATACATGCACCTCTTTGCAAAGCATGATTTTTTAAAAACCTTTGCCCAAGCTATTGGAGCAAAGACTGAACCACCGATTATCGGAGACTTAGAACCGTCCGAGGTAATTGAATCCACTTATTTTTTCTGTTAATGAGAAACATACACGTAACAAAAGATCCTGTAACCCTTGAAGGTTATCAGGCGATATTAAGACCAAGTAAATTTGGCTATGCACTGAAAGCTGTTATCGATCAGGACATGGTTGACATACTTGAGAAAGAAAGAGCTGACTGTCTTAAATGGGCAGAATCAAAGCTGAAGAACAAATCTAGATCCATGCTTCGTCCAGAACCATGGGAGGAAGTGGCTGATGGAAAATATACTATTAAGTTTTCATGGGCTGAAGATAAAAGACCACCTGTTGTAGATACAGAAGGTACACCAATAGTTAATGAAGAGACACCTATATTTGAAGGTTCCAAAGTTAAGCTTGGGTTTCATCAAAAGCCTTATATACTGCGTGATGGCGTTACCTATGGTACTAGTCTTAAGTTATCGGGTGTACAAATCGTCAGTATTCAATCCGGTGCTGGAGTGGATACGGGAGACTTGGATGAAGGTGATGTAGCTGAGTTGTTTGGTAAAACAAAAGGCTTCAAAGCTGATGATCCTAACGTCACTCCTGACTTAGCACCTTCATCAATAGAAGAAGACGACTTCTAATGTTTAAATCAGGATTAGAGGAGAAAGTCTCTGATCTTTTATGTGAGTTGGGTGTTGACTATGAATATGAAGGGACAAGTTTTTCTTATACCATCACTCATAAATACACACCTGACTTTGTTTTACCTAATGGTACTTGTTTAGAAACTAAGGGCTTTTGGCGACCGGAGGACAGAAGAAAAGTTCGACAGGTGATAGCTGAGAATCCAGGTATAGACTTAAGAATGGTCTTTCAAGACCCTTATAAAAAGATTAGTAAACGCTCCAAAACAACGTACGCCAAATGGTGCAAACGTTATGGAATTAAATATTGTGCATTCCACGCCATACCTATTGATTGGCTTACATGACTGAAAGCGAATTTATAAGACACGATCCATGTCCAGACTGTGGCTCGTCCGATGCACTAGCTGTGTACACGGACGGACATACATACTGTTTTAGTTGTCACACAAGGACTGCTGGAGATGGACAAGAACAAACTCATCACATGCAAAACAATGTCACTTTTAAAGGATCAGCCCAAAGGCTGCAAAAACGAAACATCAGTGAAAAAACCTGCGAAAAATATAAAATCTACAGAGACGAGGCACACCTACGCTTCGCTTATCATGACAGCTTTGGACGTATTCAAGGATTCAAAACCAAAGACAAACTAAAAAACTTTAAGTACGAAGGTAATAAAACAGATACCTTGTTTGGTCAGCACCTTTTTGAAGGAAAAGACAAGCTACTTATTATTACCGAAGGAGAATTAGATGCAGCCTCTATGTATGAGGTCTATGGACAACCATGTGTATCGTTACCGCATGGAGCAGCTGGTGCAAAAAAGGATATTTTTAAACAGATTGATTGGATCAAAAACTTCGAGACAATTATTTTATTCTTTGACAAGGATGATGTTGGTCAGAAGGCGCAGGAGGAAGTGGCTTCACTCC